CAAAGCCAAGTAAATTAAAAAAAGGATCTAAAGCTGCTAAAAGGCGTAAATCATTTTGTAAGCGTATGACAGGTATGAAGAAAAAATTAACTTCTGCTAAAACAGCAAGAGATCCTAATTCAAGAATAAATAAAGCATTAAGGAAATGGAATTGTTAAATGGATGATCAAAAATTAAAAGCAATGATTGCGTCTGAAATACAGACTGCAATGGGATATCTTGGTGGAGAGCTTACAGAACAAAGAACTAAATCTTTAGAATATTATTTTGCTGAACCATTCGGTAATGAACAAGATGGTAGATCACAAGTAGTATCAACTGATGTATCAGATACTATTGAATCTATATTACCTACAATAATGAGAACATTTACAGCATCTCCTAGAGCTGTACAAGCTACAGCAAATAAACCAGGAGATGAAGCTGCTGCAAAACAAGCTACAGATTATTTGAATCATGTATTCTATAAAGATAATCCTGGCTTTACGATTTTATATACATTTTTCAAAGATGCATTATTACAAAAAAATGGAATCTTAAAAGTATATTGGGATGATTCTTTAGATGTAGAACGATCAACATATGAAGGACTTACAGATGATGAGTTTGCTTTGTTATTGGCTGATCCTGAAGTCAAAGTATTAGAACATACTGAGTATGAAATAGACAATGAAGAAGCATTAGCTGAAGCACAAAAGTTTATTATGGATAGAGGAATGCCAGGAGATATTAAGTCATCTGGTAAACTACATGATGTTGTAGTTAATAGAATGAATAAAAAAGGTCAGGTAAGAATTGAAAATGTACCACCTGAAGAATTTTTAATATCACGAAGTGCTAAAACTATTGAAGATGCACATTTTACAGCACACAGAAAATTTATTACAAGATCAGAACTTGTAGAAATGGGATTTGATCCTGAAATAGTTAAAAATTTACCTACTGATAATGATCAAAGATATAGTGAAGAACGAACTGCTCGATATGATGATTTAGATTATAATTCATTGAATGAGCATTCAACAGCAGAAAAAGCAAATGAAGAAATATTAATATACGAGTGCTACATCAAACTTGATGAAGACGAAGATGGAATTGCAGAATTACGAAAGGTTACTGTAGCAGGCGATAGCTCATATAATATCTTAGACAATGTGCCTTATGACAGAAATCCATTCGTAACCATTACACCTATTCTAGTACCACACAGGTTTTATGGTAGATCTGTTTCAGAACTTGTTGAAGATGTACAATTAATTAAAAGTACAATTATGAGACAGTTGTTAGATAATATGTATCTTACAAATAATAACCGAGTCGCTATAATGGATGGTCAAGTTAATATTGATGATCTATTAACAAACAGACCTGGAGGAGTTGTTAGAACAAAACAACCACCACAATCAGTAATACAACCTTTACAATCACAACCGTTGAATCAACAGGCTATGCCATTGTTGGAATACTTAGATGTTGTTAGAGAACAACGCACAGGTATTACAAGATACTCACAAGGTATGGATGCTGATTCATTAAATAAAACAGCAAGTGGAATTAATCAAATATTAACACAAGCTCAATTAAGAGTAGAACTTATTTGCAGAGTATTTGCTGAAACAGGTATTAAGGAACTATTTAATAAACTATTAGAAGTTGTTATTAAATATGAAACAAAAGAAAAAATAATTCGTGTAAACGAACAGTATGTAACAATGATGCCTATGGAATGGGCAAACAAATGTAACATTAATGTTCAAGTAGGTTTAGGTACAGGTAGTAAAGAACAAGAACTAGTTATTTTGAATAACATTCTTGAAAGACAGCTACAAGCTATTAACTTACAAAAATCAGCAGCAGGACCAATGGTCAATCTTAGAAATGTACATAATACATTAACTAAATTAGTAGAAGCTGCTGGTCTTAAAAATGTTGAAACATACTTTACTGATCCAGTTATTGGTGCTGCACAAATGCCACCACCACGACCACCTCAACCTACAGAATTTGAGAAGGTAACACTAGCTCAAGTACAAGGTGAAAATCAACGTAAGATACTTGATACTCAGATTAAAGAAAGAGAACTTGAGTTGAAAACACAAGAAATGATATTAAATTTTGAAACTAGAATCAAAGAACTAGAAGCCAAATATCAAATGTCTATTGACAGTAATGCAATAAAAAGAGAAAGTGAGTTACAAAAAAAGGAACCCACTAATCAATTAGGAGATATTGGTCAAGAAACTGTAAGACAGCAACAACAATTCTTTGATCCTAAAAATCAATAATGGATGAATATAAATTAAACAAAGAAATATCCAAAGGCTCTAGAGCCAAAACAATATTAGAAGACTCATTATTTATTGAGACCTTTGATACACTCAAAGATACCTATACAAATCAAATAATGAATACTTCCTATAAAGATTCAGAAGCACGAACTGCTATCTGGGTAGCCTATCATCAGTTAGATAAGGTCAGAGACCACCTAGCTGAAATAATGAATACAGGCAAACTTGCCTCTAAACAATTAGAGGAAATCAAAAAACTAAAATAGGAGGACTATATGTCTGAAGCTGAACAGCAGCCAACCACAGTAAGTGGAGCTGCAGACACAATTAAGGGTTTGTTGAACCAATCAGCCGATAATCAACAAGCACCAACTGAGACCGAAACGGTTGCAGAAGAAACATCAATGCAAGTTAGTGATGAACCTGTTGAATCAATAGAAGAAACAGTTAATCCTAGCGACATTCCAAATAAAGACGCATTGTCGGAAGAAAGTACTGAAGTATCTGATGAAGAAACAAGTACACAAGAAATTTCTGAGGAACCTATATTCCCTGTCATTATTGACGGACAAAAATATGAGGTTAACCAACAAGAACTTATAAATGGATATCAAAGACAAGCCGATTATTCACGAAAAACTGAAGAACTTTCTATTGAAAGAAAACAACAAGAAGATCAGTTAACTCGTGAAAGAGAGACCGTTCAATCGCAAATGGGTAATTTAATGCAACTAGAACAATCTCTAAGATCTCAACTTGATGCAGAAATGCAAAGTATAGATTTTGATAAAATGTATGAAGAAGATCCTGTACAAGCATCACGCTTACAGTATCAAATGCAGAAAAGGCAAAAAGACCTAGAAGCAGCTCAACAAAAAATCATGTCTACACAACAGCAAGAATATTCTAAATATGTTGCTGAACAAGAAAAACAGATGTTTTTAAAAATGCCTGAAATGAAAGATCCAGCTAAAGCTAGTGTTGTTAAAAATAACATGAAAGAGTATTTAGCTGATCAAGGATATCAGGCTCAAGAAATAGCTAGTTTAACAGATCATAGGATGTTGTTAGTTTTAAAAGATGCAATGGCTTATAGAAAACTGGTAAAATCAAAACCAGCTTTAACTAAAAAAGTTGCTGAAGCTCCAAGGGTTGTAAAACCTGGAATGGCTAAAACTAAAAATGAAAAATTACAAATTGCAAAAAATGAGCGTGTCAAACGTCTAAAGAAATCAGGTAGCTTAAGAGATGCTGCTGCTATCTTTAGAGAATCAATTAAAATCTAATAAAAGGAGCTTATAATGGCACAACCAAGTAATTTGTACGATACGTACGATACTACTGGTATTAGAGAGGATTTGGTCGACATAATTTATAATATTAGTCCATCAGAGACTCCAATACTTTCAGCAATTCCTAGAACTGCTGCAAAATCAACTAAACACGAATGGCAACTTGATAGTTTAGCTGCACCTGCTGCTAACTCTGTAATCGAGGGTGACGAAGCAACTGTTGATGCATTAACTGCAACTACAAGAGCTTTTAACTTTACTCAGATTATGGATAAAGTAGTAGCGCTTTCTGGAACTCAATCAGCTGTAGACGCTGCTGGTAGAGCTGACGAAATGAGCTATCAAATCGCTAAGAAGTCGAAAGAGCTAAAAAAAGATATGGAATTTGCCCTTATTAAAGGACAGGTTCAAGCTGCTGGTGACGCATCAAACGCTAGAAAATTAGGATCAATCCCTACATGGATTCAAACTAATGGTGATGCAGGATCTGGTGGAGCTTTATCTACTGGTTCTGGTACTGACTTACCTAACTCTGGTACTGACAGAGACCTTACTGAAACAATCCTAAAGACTGTTATCAAAGAGGTTTATGAGTCTGGCGGAGAAATGGATATGCTAGTTGTTCCACCATCTGTGAAACAAACTATATCTGGTTTTAACGCTAACACTACTAGATTTGGACAAGCTGACGCTAGAGTAGAGTATGCTGCAATTGATGTATACTCATCTGACTTTGGTGATGTTCAAGTTGTACCTAACAGGGTTATGGCAACAACAAGTGAGAGTAATGCTTTCCTTATCCAAAGAGATATGATGGCAACATCTTACTTGAGAGATTTCCAAATTGACGAACTTGCAAAAACTGGCGATAGTCAGAAAATGCAACTTCTTGCAGAATGGACTCTTGAAATGAGAAACGAAGCCGCACACGGTATCCTTCTCGACATTAACCAATAATCTAAGCGAGGGAGCTTCGGCTCCCTCTTTAGAATCATTCTAAGGAACATTATGTATTATAAATTAACAGGAACTGTACAGAAAGTAGACTACACAGCAAGTGCTGCAAATAGCTCTGCTATATCAGATCAAGTAAGATATGTTAGATTGTATGCTACAACTGATTGTTTTATTACAATAAGCAATCCTGCTGTAACAGCAACAAGTGCTGCAACACCTTTACAAGCTAAAGACTATGAAACTTTTAAAGTAGCACCAGGAAACATTATATCTGTAATTAGATCTTCTGGTAACGGTTCATTATATATTTCAGAATTATCGGAGTAACTATGACTGATTATAAAGCACCTACTACATTTAAAGTTGGAACTACACAGACTGTAGCTGTTGGTAGCTCAAGTGCTGCTAGCTCAAATGCTTTAAATGGACAAACAAGAGAAATAAGAATCGTAACAACTGTTGATGCTTATGTGGAAATGAATGCAGCTTCACCAACAGCAACATCATCTAGCATTATTGTTCCTGCATTTACACCAGAATATTTTAGAGTAACACCAGCTACAAAAGTAGCTTTTTTAAGAGTTGGATCTACTGATGGTACAGCAAGAGTTACTGAATTAGCACAATGAGTATTGCTACTAGATTTTCACATAGAGGACAAGATAGATATAGAGATAGAAGAACAGATGCTCCCAATGATAATATTAGATTGGAAGATGGAACATATTTGCTTATACAAGCAGGTGATAATATTAAATTAGAACAAGCAGTGGGTACTGTTTTTAGTGGTAGACCAATACCTAACTAATGGCTCGTAAAGCTAAAAGTTATATTGCACATGAACCTGGACCAAAGAAAAGAACATCTATTGGACAGAGTGTAAGGTCAAGACCAAAGAATAAAAGTAAAAGAAGAAATTTCAAAAAATACAAAGGTCAAGGTAAATGACTTTTAAAGAGCTTGTAGAGCTTTTAAAGAAAAAAGAAAAACAAATTAAAAAAAGGGTAAGAAATGGCAGACAGCAAAATAAGTGAATTGACAGCATTGTCTACACCAGCAGATGATGATGTATTAGCTATTGTAGATACCGATGCAGGACAAACTAAAAAAATAACAGCAGTTAATTTAAAATCTTATGCAGGTGTAACTACAGAATCAGTACAAGATATTGTTGGTGCTATGTTTAGTAGCAATACTGAAACTGATATTACTGCAACCTATCAAGATGCTGATGGTACTGTTGATTTAGTAGTAAGTGTATCTGCTGGTAATTTACCTACAGGTATAGATGCTGCAAAACTTGGAGATGGATCAGTATCCAATACAGAGTTTCAAAGACTTGATGGTGTATCTAGTGATATACAAACACAGCTTGATGGTAAACAAGCTTCCCTTACATTTGGTATAAGTAACACTAATGTACCACAGTTTACTACTGGCGTAGCTGATGATGACTTTTTAAGAATATCAGGAACAAGTGTAGAAGGTCGTTCTGCATCAGAAGTCCTATCTGACATTGGAGGACAAGCTAGCCTAACATTTGGTATTAGTAATACTAATGCAGTAAAAATAGATAGCAGTTCTGTTGCTGATGACGAATACGCAAGGTTCACTGCAAACGGTTTAGAGAGTAGAAGCACAGCAGAGGTTCTATCTGACATAGGCGGTCAGGCATCATTAACATTTGGTATCTCAAATACCAATGCAGTTAAGATAGATAGTAGCTCAGTAGCAGATGATGAGTATGCACGATTTACCGCTAATGGTTTAGAAAGTCGTAGCACCTCAGAAGTATTAAGTGACATTGGAGGTCAGGCTGCACTTACTTTTGGTATATCAAATACAAATATTCCTATCTTTACTACAGGCGTGGCTGACGATGATTTTCTTAGAGTAGCAGGCACATCTATTGAAGGTAGATCAGCTAGTGAAGTACTAAGTGATATTGGTGGACAAGCATCACTTACTTTTGGAATAAGCAATACAAACGCAGTCAAGATTGATAGTGCGAGTGTTGCTGATGATGAGTACGCTAGATTTACAGCTAACGGTCTTGAAAGCAGATCAACTGCTGAAGTCTTGTCAGACATTGGTGGTATTACTGCTAGTTCTACAGACACACTAACTAACAAAACAATAGATGCAGACGGTACAGGCAACAGTATTACAAATATTGAAAACGCAAACATCAAAGCATCTGCTGCCATTGACGCTACTAAGATAGCTGATGGATCAGTAACAAGTGCAGAGTTTCAACATTTAGGCTCTGTTACTTCAGATATTCAAACACAATTAGATGCCAAAGCAAGCAAAGGTCTGGCTGTTGCAATGGCAATCGCTTTATAGGAGAAAACATGGCACAAGATTTTGAATCAAATGGAGCACAGATTACAAACTCAGCTACAACAATATACACATCAAACAGTGATGATGCTGTTGTAGGATTGAGACTTGCAAACATTTTAACTACTACAGTTACAGTAAGTGTATTTGTATCTGAGG